CATTGTCAGGGCCACAGGGAGTAAGGTTTATCGCCGAATTGTTTGGCTGCACCACAAGAAGAGTAGAGCAGTTAAAAACAGAGGGTATTATTGAGGGCAATGGGAAGCCAACCAAGTATGACGCTTACGAAACTGCAAAAGCATATATCGCTTACCTGACCGATAAAGCCAACGGACGCGAGAAGAAAGAAAAGGACAGCAATTTAGAAACACAAAAGTTGGAAGCCGATGTAAGGCAGAAAAAAGCGAAAGCGGAAATGGCGGAATTGGAGTTAAAAGAATTGCGGGGAGAACTACACAGGGCCGAAGATGTAGAGACTATCATGACAGATCATGTGTTAAAAATTCGGGCAATGCTTTTAGCGATGCCGGGAAAGCTGGCGGTAGATACAGCAAATAGTAAAACGGCACGGGAAGCCGCTGAAATAATTAAGCAGGAAGTATATTTTATCCTAAACGAGCTATCAGAGTATGAATACGATAAAGCCGCATTTCAAGAACGTGTGCGGGAACGTCAAGGATGGAATGGGGAAGAAGATGAATAAACGTGTTGCAAAAAGCTTTATCCGTGCATTTAAACATTATGCGCCACCGTTAGATTTAACTGTGTCAGAATGGGCGGAACGCTATCGGATATTATCCAGTGAGAGTAGCGCAGAGACAGGAAGATGGCGTAATCAGCGCACACCATATCTGGTAGAAATTATGGACGCTTTTAACGATGCAAGAGTACATAAAGTATCCGTAGTGGCGGGTTCTCAGATTGGAAAAACAGAAGCGCTGCTAAATGTTTTAGGTTATATCATCGACCAAGACCCAGGCGGCGTTTTGTTTGTACAACCGACAGTGGAAGATAGCAAAAAATTTTCAAAATTCAGAATATCACCCATGCTGCGAGATAGTAAGGCGTTAAAGGGCAAAGTTGAGGACGGAAAGAGTCGAGACGGCTCCAACACAATTTTACAAAAATCTTTCCCAGGCGGCACCTTGATTATGGTAGGCTCCAATGCGCCAAGCGGCTTAGCCAGCAATCCTATGCGTTATATTTTAGGAGATGAAATAGACCGCTGGGCGTTATCGGCAGGGGAGGAAGGCGACCCATATACATTAGCAGAACGCAGGACACAGACTTTTTATAATCACAAAATTTTTACAGTGTCGACGCCGACCATAAAAGGCGCGAGTAAAATAGAAAAACTATTTAACAGCGGTACCCAGGAGCGCTATTGCTACAGGTGCCCAAATTGTGGAGAGTACCATAACATTACCTTTAATGATATAAAACTTGATTTTGAAACCACAAAGAAAAACAGGATAAAAGAATACAACATAACAAGTCTTTCTTACCGCTGCCCAGACTGCGGTTTTTTATTTTCCGAAGATGCAATAAAAAAGCAACCAGCTAAATGGATTGCAGAAAACCCGAAAGCGATTGAACGTGGAGAGCGCTCTTTTTGGCTTTCGGGTTTTTCTTCCCCATGGAATGATTGGAAAAAAATTGCGCTGGAATTTTTGCAAGCAAGGGATGACCCAAAGCGATTACAGGTATTCTACAACACCACGCTGGGCGAACTATGGGAGGATCGTGGTGATTTAGCCGACGATGAAACCTTATTAGAACGCAGAGAAGATTATGGACAGGATGAAAGCGGATATCCGGTAGAATTGCCAGAAGGAACGCTAGTCTTAACCTGCGGAGTAGATACGCAGGATGATATGTTTTCCTATGAGGTTGTAGGGCATGGTCGTTTTGACGAAACTTGGGGCATTAAATATGGTCGGATTCACGGTGATCCGCATGACACAGAAACATGGGCTGCGTTGGACGACGTGATAGATCATGTTTACAGGTTCCGCGACGGTAAGGGCTTAAAAATTTCTTACACGTTCATTGACAGCGGCGGTCACAAAACACAGGACGTATACCGGGAATGCAGCAAACGAATCCATAAGCGGGTATTTGCGGTGAAAGGGCAGGGCGGGGACGGCGTGCCATATACAAAACCACCGTCAAAAGTGAAAATTGTGGTAGATGGACGTGTTATTGGAACGGCTTATCTTTATGTACTGGGCGTTGACAGTGGAAAAGCGGACATCATGAGCAATGTTAAAGTACAGGAGCCAGGGCCAAAATATTGCCATTTTCCACAGGGAAAAGACAGAGGCTATGACAGAACTTATTTCAGCGAATTACTATCAGAGAAATTAGTACAAAAGACAGAAAAAGGCCGCACTCATTGGGTATGGGAACGATTGCCTGGACATCCGCACAATGAAGCGTTGGATACCAGAAACTATGCTCTGGCAGCTTTTCGGGCGTTTGACCCTGATTTGGATGCAGTAGAAAATCGTTTGCGAGGAATTACACAAAAAACGGTAAAGGCAGAAATGCCTAAGAAAAGCAGGGTAAAGAAAAATAAAGCAATCACAGGAGAGTGGTAGCATGAAAAATAAGGTCGTATTAAAAAAACGGCTGGAAACAAAAAAAGAAGCGCTCGCAGCAGCGGAAGAAGCGTATCTGGAATTGCTTTCAGGCGGTGTGAAATCCTATGGAATTGGTTCCCGCAACTTGACACGTTTTGATATTCCAGTTTTAGAAGATACAATCGAAAAATTAGAGAAAGAAATAGATGGATTGGAAAGTCTGCTTTCTGGTGGGGCCCGCCGAAAAGCGATAGGCGTATTGCCACGGGATGTTTAAGGAGATGGAACAGATGCCAAGAAGGAGGATCACTCCAAAAGGAGAAACCGGAAGAACGGTTAAAAATTATGGTTATAGTGAAGCGGGGGCAAGCTGGCAAAAAAAGAACATGAAAGGCTTCAACGCACAGAGCAGGAGCCCTGCCAGAGATATTGACGATAATAATTTAACCCTACGACAGCGTTCCCGTATGCTTTATATGGCCGCACCAATTGCCACATCAGCGATCCGCGCAAATCGAACAAATGTCGTAGGAAATGGTTTGAAATTAAAATGCACGATTAACAGGGAACGGTTAGGAATGAGCCGGGAAGCTGCAGAAGCATGGCAGAAAAAAACAGAGGCAGAATTCGATTTGTGGGCCAGCCGGAAAAACGCCTGTGACGCTACTGGGGTCAATGATTTTTACAGTATCCAGCAATTATGTATGACTGCAAGCCTACTTTCTGGGGATGCTTTCGTGTTGCTAAAGCGATATAAACCAACAAGCCTACTTCCATATGGTTTGCGGCTCCATGTTATTGAGGCGGATCGCATTCGGACACCGACCGATCAAGCAATCACATATCCAAGCTATACAACTGGAAAATGGGAAAACGGAAACATAATTTATGATGGTGTAGAAGTGGATGATAACGGCATGATACAAGCCTTCCATATTGCCAACACATACCACTATGAACTTAACGGTGCCGGAACGAAATTTGCACGAGTAAAGGCTTATGGAAAAGAAACAGGGCTGCCCAATATATTGCACATTATGGAAAGCGAGCGCCCAGATCAATACAGAGGGGTTCCTTATCTGGCGCAGGTAATAGAGCCATTATTGCAGCTAAGGCGTTATACAGAAGCAGAAATTACTGCCGCGATAGTACAAAGCTTTCATACGGCTTTTATTATCACAAAAGATGCAAATGAAATGCCTTTTAATGAAGTACAAAAAGATAATTTGAGTCGGGACGAAAATGAATATGAAATGGGGCCAGGCACGATCAACATTCTGGAGCAAGGTGAAGATGTGAAGTTTGCGTCGCCAACGCATCCAGACACTGGTTTTGATGTGTTTGTTCGCGCAATCGCGGCACAAATTGGTGCAGCTTTAGAGATTCCGGCAGACTTATTATTAAAAGAATTTAACAGCAGCTATTCTGCAAGCCGTGCGGCCTTATTAGAAGCATGGAAAGCGTTCCGGATGCGCAGGGAGTGGCTGACCAATGACTTATGCAGACCAGTTTACGAGGTATGGCTAACGGAAGCGGTGGCATCAGGAAGAATTTCAGCTCCAGGATTTTTGACCGACCCTTTGGTTCGCAACGCTTATCTTGCCAGTGAATGGATCGGTCCGTCGCAAGGTCAAATAGACCCTGTAAAAGAAGTGAATGCCGCTATCATGGCCATTGAAGCTGGGCTATCAACGCGCAGCGCAGAATCTATCAAACTAAACGGCACACTGTACAGCAATAATGTTGAACAGTTGAAAGCGGAAAATGAAAAACTGGCCGATGCAAATCGCGAAAAAAAGGAAGGGCCAGCCCAGCAGATGCAGCATGCAATTCAAAGCATGGTAAAAGAGGCGTTCCAAAAGGAGGTAGCGGAAATTTATGTCGAGCAAGACGAAACCAAAAGAGATGGCAAAGGCTTATAATATGGCGGTTTTAAGCGATACCGACGCAGAGATCAATATGTACGGCGAAGTCGTCTCCAACATTCCAATAGATTGTTGGACTGGGGAGAGGCTGCCAGGAAATTACATTGCGGTAGAAGAGTTTTTGCAGGACTTAGAAAGCATTCAGGACAAAGAAAATATTACAATACACATCAACAGTCCAGGCGGGGAATTGTATGCGGGTGTTGCAATTTACAATAGACTAAAAGAATTAAACGGAACAGTTACCACCATTAACGATGGCCTGTGCGCCAGCGCCGCCAGCCTGATATTTCAAGCGGGAGATATCAGACGAATGAATAAAGGCTCTAACTTAATGGCCCATGGCGTATCCTGCCTGCTGTATGGCTATTACAATGTGCAGGACTTAAAAGAGTTGATCAAACAAATGAATGCGCATAATGATGTTGCAATGAGCATCTATATGGAGCGTTCCGGAAAAACAAAGGAAGAGGCCAAAAACTTGCTAAACGGCGAAACGTGGCTTACTGGAGAAGACGCGGTAGCGGCTGGGCTTGCTGATGAGGTGGCAGGAGAAGAACCGGTACGGATGTCGATTACAGAAGACCAAAAATTTTTATATGTGAATCATGTACAAATTCCAACAGCAAATCTTTGTACGATTCCGAACAGGGCTGTCGTGTTAGAGAAAAAAACAGGAGGGAACAGGATGAATTTAGAAGAATTGCGAAACGCTTACCCAGAATTGGTTGAGGAAGCGGAAAATATTGCGCGAGAAACAGGAAGACAAGAAGGTATTAACCAGGAGCGTGCCAGATTACAGGGTATTGAAGCCATCGAAAATGCGATTGCAGACAAAGAAATTATAAAAAATGCCAAATATGGGAATCAACTATTAACGGCAGAGCAATTAGCGTTAAAAGCCATGCAGCAGCAAGCGCAGTTAGGCGTGAGTATGCTGAAGAAGATGGAGATGGACACAGGAAATTCTGGTGTGAATGTGGTAATTAGCACGCCAAATAGCGGCGGCATGAAGGACGAGCTGGAGGAAGAAGAATTAAAAAATGCCATTGCGGCATATAAGAGTATGAAAAATGGGGGTGCAAAATAATGTTACTCAATGAAAAGGTTGGGGAACAGAGTTATGATGGCCTGTTAGCGGACAATATTCCAGTAGCAGATGTATTTAGCATAACGATAACAGCAGGTGAAGGACAACTGAAAAGGGGGACTGTACTTGCATTGGGCGATGATGAAAAAATGAGCGTATTTGATCCGGAAGACACAACCAAAAACGCAAACTGCATTTTGGCGGAGGATATCGACGCAACGGAAGAAGTGGTTGCCTTGGCTTATCGGACTGGACATTTTAACAAGCAGGCTCTGATTGTTAAGGACGACGCAGAATTTAGTGCGAAAGGCAAAGACGCATTGCGAGATGTTGGTATTTTGGTAAGCGATACGGTGACCTATTAATTTTGAGGAGGCTAAGAAAATGGCTTTGAATGTTTTTGAAACACATAATTTATTGATGGCGGTACAGGAATTGTCTCCTGTCACAACATTTTTAAGAGACAGGTATTTCCCAACCAATGATACGATGGATATTTTCAGTACAAACGACGTTTTGATTGAATATCGAGATGGCAATAAAAAGCTTGCGCCGTTTGTGGCTCCCCGCAAAGGTGGCGTCACGATTTTAAGAAGTGGTTATAACATGGAGCGGTTTACACCGCCCAATATTGCGCCACGCCGTATTTTGACGCTGGATGATTTGAACAGAAAGGGATTTGGAGAGGCGTTATTCTCTAAACTGACACCAGAACAGCGTCAGTTTACTATTTTGATGAAAGATGTGGAGGAATTGGGCGAACTGATTACCCGCAGAGAAGAAGCAATGGCCGCAGAGACGCTGTTAAACAATGGCTGCGTGATGAAACATATTGCCGATGATATAGATTTGGCGGATGAAAAGGAGATTCGTTTTTACGAAGGGGACAGCAACCCTGCAGTTTACACACCAGCTACAAGCTGGGATGATACCGGAGCAAGAATTATTGATGATATTGCCACTATGATTCGATTGCTTACGGCAAGAGGACTGCCAGCAACAGATTTGATCGTTGCTCCTGACGTAGCTACAATTTTGCTACATGATGCAGAAATTAAAGAAATGCTGGATATCCGGCATTACAATTTGGGCGGCGTTGACCCTGCCTTGTTGCCTTCCGGTGCTGCAAAAATCGCACGGCTCAACATTTATGGGCGCATGATCGATGTGTTAAGTTATGACGAAACATACGAAGACGAAACGGGGAACACAAAACAATTCATTCCAGCTGGCCATGTAGTATTAACGGCTCCTGCATGTGGTCGTACACTTTATGGCGCAGTATCCCAGGTGGAACAGACAGATGGACAGTTCCATACCTATGCTGCTCGACGTGTACCGAAATATATCAGTAGCGCAGAAGGAAATACCAGGACGCTAACGATCACATCGTGCCCGTTATTGATTCCGAATAATAAAAATGCGTGGATTAGCGCAAAAGTAACCGCATAAGGAGACGTTGAATATGGCACTTGTAAAAATAGTAAGAGGGACGTATGGTCATTGGGACGGGAAAGCTGTTGTTGCAAAAAATGCAGCAAGCGATCCATTTGAGTTGGATGAAACAAAGGCCAAGCGCATTGTCGATTTAGGCGTTGCACAATATGTGCAAGAGGCAGAGAAGGAATTTCAATCCGCAGAAGTTGAATCTGAATGCATAGAACCAGAAGTCAGCGAATTGGAAAAATTAACGGTGATGGAACTGAAAAAAATAGCTGGTGAATATGGGATCCCCCACGAAAAAACATCCAAAAAAGCAGAATTGATTCAGGCTATCCAAAATGCAACGATGCCAGCAGAGGCCCCGGCATTTGACGCGGTGGAAGCGGTTATAGAATGAGTAGGTTCAAAGAAATGGTACAGCGCGATAGAACGCGCACATTCCTGAATTTACTGGAATTTGGAGAAGAATATCACGTTGAGGGACGAGTAATCCAGATTGTAATGGACCATGATGAACTGAAACATAGACAGGGCAGTCAAGATTTGGCTGTAACAGAATCTTCCACCCTGTTTTATGCGGCCAGTGAGGATTTGCCAAAACGCCGTGCGGCAGGGGAAACGCTTGCAATAAATGGGAGAGAACATTTAATTGATGACTGGCAGGAGGATATGGGAATCGCAACTGTCGTTTTGCGAGAGAATTTGTAGAGATGTCCGATTCGGACAACTGGAAAGGAGGGATGGCTTGTGACGGTTGTAGAGATTATTGATACCATCACGGCGTGGGCAAAACGGGAGATTTGTACAGAAATAAAATTGAAATGTCCACCGAAAGAGACTGAGGCAAATGCAGAAGGTTATGAATACAAACGCATACACCCGGCCTGCTTTGCCTTGTTTGTTCCAACGAAAGACAAATTACCACCTGCTGTTTTGTCTCCCATTCCTTCCATCTGCGTGCGTGTCGTTGAGGGCGAGGACAACATGAGTGCACAGAAAGGTTCGTTAATGATAGAATTTTGCCTTTCCACCTGGGATACTGGTATCCATGGAAAGGATATATTAGAGCCAATCGGTGACAAGCGATTCAGAATCAGCGACATAGAAGGCTATCAGAAAGATGGTGGTGGCTGGCGGGATGCCTGGAATCTCTTAGACATTGTTTTAAGAGCGTTAGAGGGAAGTTCCAGTATTGAAGGGCTGCAAATTGACAGGACAAATCCGGTGAAATTTGGTCCTTATACCGAGCAGGAAAGTATCCCGGATCTCTATCCATTCTGGTTTGCCTGGGTGCGGTTTAAGGTGACAAGGACGCTAGTGCGCAATGTAAAAGACTATGAAAATTTACTATAAAGTTAGGAGTGTGAAACAATGACATATTTACACGGTACCTATGGAAGTTTTGAAAAATCATTAGGAACAGTGCCGACGCAATCCGATACCGTCGTAGTGTATGTGGGCGTAGCCCCAGTAAACCTCGTGAGAGGGTATAAGGAAAAAGAAATTATCAACTATCCGGTACAATTAAAAAATATGGCTGGTGCACAACAAAAAATGGGCTATTCAGCTGATATTGCGGCATTCTCATTATGTGAGGCGATGAATGTACATTTTGCAAATTCTGTTGAAAACGCTGGTCCAATTGTAGTAATCAACGTACTTGATCCCGATTTGCACAAAAAGACGGAAGTAGTTACAGAAACGCTCGTTTTCATCAATGGCCGCGCAAATATCGTGAGCGATAAAATTATTTTAGATACGCTTGTTTTAGAAGATATGGTAGAAGATGTGGACTACATCTTAGATTATGATTTTACCACAAGTACAGTTGTAATTTCCTATCTTGGCGATACGGCGCCAGAACGTGTAAACGTGAGTTATCATGAAATTGATTTGTCTATGATTGGGGAAGCCGATTTAATAGGCGGCGTGACATCTTCTGGCGTATACAGAGGCTTTGGAGCCGTGAGGCTCGTTTATCCAGAGTTAGGGCTGATTCCTAACATATTGGCGGCTCCTGGGTATAGTCAGATTCCTGCTGTGTATCAGGCAATGGTGCAGGCGGTGAAAAAAATAAACGGCCACTGGGATGCTTACTTTGTTGCAGATATTCCGATTTCGGATGGTGAAACAGCAATTGATACAAAGGAATTGGCTGTAAAATGGAAAAAAGAGCATGATTATAGTTCAGAATATGCAAAAGTGTGTTATCCCATGTGGCAATTAAAAGATGGGACAATTTATCATTTATCAACCTTGACAGTGTGGTTAATGTTGCTGGTAGACGGTACCCACAATGGTATCCCTATGGAAAGCCCATCGAATAAACAGTTGCCGTCAGGCCGTCAGTATTATGGAAAGGGCAGCAAGAACAGGGGCTATGATCAGCAGCAAGCCAATGAGTTAAACGAAAACGGTATTACCACCGGAATTTACTGGGGCGGTCGCAATGTTTTATGGGGACCGCACACGGCAGCTTATCAATATGGTGCGGTGACAGATAAGCGCGTTATTTTCGACAACAGCCTGCGAACCATGATGTATGTTTCAAATAGCTTTCAACAAGAACACGCGATCACAATCGACGGCCCAATGACAAGAGCCATGGCGGATAGCATCAGAAATCGCGAGCAGGAAAAGGCTGACGCATTAGCTGCAATTGGAGCATTAATCGGTACGCCAGTTGTAGCGTTCAAGGAGACAGAAAATAGTACAGACGCGCTTGCTGAGGGTGATTTTGTGTGGAACTTCGAGGGAACGCCAACGCCACCATTTAAATCAGGCACATTGAAGGTTGCCTATACAGACGCAGGCTTTACCACTTTTTTAGGGGAGGAATAAAATCATGCCATTTGTAGATATTGTAGGGCCAATTGTAGCCAATACGGCCTATGTGGATGGTACGCTGGTAGCAAAAGATGTAGAGGCAACATTGCCAGAAGTTACGCCGACTATGACGGATGTGGAGGCTATGGGAACCATGTCTTTGCCAGTGTGGCAGCGGTTAGAGAACATGGAGCTTTCCATATCTAAAATAGGCATTGATTTGGGTTTGCGTGCTATGCTAAAGCCGGAGCCGCTTTCCTTGGAATTGCGTTTTGTGCAGGATAAAACGGATGCTAACAGTAAAACAACACCACTTGGCTGTAAAGCATTTATTAAGGGTATTCCAGCGGGAATCCCTGGAATTTCTACAACACCAGGAGAAAGTAGTAGCAATGAAGTAGCCTACACAGTAACACGATACCAGTTATTTGTAAACGGCAGTGAAATGTTTTTAATTGATCGTCTGGCCGGGATTGTGCGAATCAATGGAACGGATTACGCGCAAGCCATCAATAGCTTGTTATAAACGATTTTTTAGAAGCAGCCTTTTTAGAATGAGACTGCTTTTTTATTGGGAAGGAGTAACCGATTTGAAAAAGACATTAACACTTATCAACCCGATCTTAATCAATAACGAAACTGTCAGTGAAGTAACCTATGACGCCAATGAAATCACAGGAGCTTTGTTTGTGGAGGCAGAAGCGACGAGAAAAGCAGCGGCAGGCGTAAGAAATGTAGGAATTGCGCCAACTTTTGAATTTGATTTCGGGCTGCATCTTTATTTGGGGTTTGCCGCCATTTTGGCAGTCAATCCTAGCTATGATTTTAACGATTTAGGAAGGATCAAGGGCGGCGATGTTGTGCAGATTATGGAAATTGGCAGAAATTTTATTATGCGACCGGAAAAATTAGCGCTAAGCAGTTCCGGCAAGCAATCCGAGACTACAGCAGATTCTACCACACCAGCATAGTCGATTTAGAAAAAATGAGAACCCTGGATTTTATTACAGAATATGCGGAAGCACTTGAAGAGGAAAGAAACAAAGTAAAGAAATGGCGCAAGCAAGGTAAAAGAAGGTGACGAAATGGCAAACAACATAGAAAGCATAATCTCCATAAGCGGGGAAATTGATGCAGCGCTAGAACGGGCGATCAGGATCGCGGCTGAAAGGTTGGAAAGCCTCAGTGCAGAAACCCTGCAGGCCGCCAGCGCTGCCGATCGTTTTGAGGTTGCCATTGGAGCCCAGGAATTAGAGCTAAAAAACTTGAAAAGACAATATGCGTCATTAATCCTAGAGCAAGGCGAAGAAAGCGCAGAGGCCAGAGAATGCGCTGAGCGCATCAGAACTTTATCTGGAGAACTGCAAGACAATAGAGTTAGGTTAAGGGACGCTGAAAGAGCTGCAGATGAATTAGATGATACACTGGATCATTTGGATGATGCAGCCAGACAAGCGGATGAAAGTTTTACTATCTTTAAAGGAACCATGGCAAACCTTGCTTCGTCAGCGATACAATCTGCAATTGATGGGATGAAAAACCTGGCAGAAGATACGATTCAAACAGGGATTTCTTTTTCAGCACAAATGTCAGAAGTTGCTGCGATATCCGGAGCGACTGGGGAAGATTTGCAAAAGTTAGAGGATACAGCAAAGGATTATGGGAGTACGACCATTTTCTCTGCTTCTGAAGCTGCGGATGCTTTAAAATATATGGCGTTGGCGGGCTGGGATGTAGAACAATCGACAGGCGCATTAGGCGGGGTATTAGATTTAGCGGCAGCCAGCGGCATGGACTTGGCGGCGGCTTCCGATATGGTGACAGATTATATGTCAGCGTTTAATATGGAAACAGATAAATCTGCATATTTTGCGGATATTTTAGCAAAGGCACAGAGTACAAGCAACACATCAGCAGAGCAATTGGGCGAAGCCTACAAAAATTGTGCGGCAAGTTTAAATGCAGCAGGGCAGGATGTAGAAACTGTTACATCGTTATTGGAAGCGATGGCGAATCAAGGTAGAAAAGGCAGCGAAGCGGGTACCTCTCTGAATGCCATGATGCGAGATTTGACGGCAAAAATGAAAGATGGAGAAGTTCATATTGGAAAAACAGCGGTTTCTGTTATGGATGCAAGCGGAAACTACAGAGATCTGACAGAAATTTTACAAGATGTATCAAAAGCAACTGATGGAATGGGAGACGCGGAGCGAGCAGCAGCACTGTCAAATGTTTTTACTTCGGATTCGATTACTGGTTTGAATTTTATTCTAAACGAAGGCATGGATAAAGTTGCAGGATATGAAGAAACCTTGCGCGATGCAGAGGGTACAGCAAAAGCAATGTCCGAGACAATGAACGACAATTTGCAAGGCGATTTAAATAATCTGTCCAGTGCTTTTGAAGGGTTGCAGTTAAAGATATTTGACGGTTTAGAGAATCCATTGCGAAAAGCAGTGCAATTTGCAACAACGAAAGGCATTCCAGCGCTTACTTGGCTTGCGGACAATATGGATGTCGTAGCAATCGCTGCAGCTGGCATTGCCAGTTCCGTGCTTGCATTTAAGTGGACATCGGTAATTGGAATGTTGGGAAATGTAAGCAGAGCTGTAATAGGGCTAAATGCAGCTATGGCAGCAAACCCCATTGGCGCTGCCATATTAGCTATTACAGCGTTGACTGCCGCGGGAGTTTTACTATATAAAAACTGGGATACCATAAAAGAAAAAGCAGCGCAGTTAGGAATCTATGTGACTGAAAAATGGGAAGCGCTGAAAACAAGCGCTAGAATCGCAACAGAAGAAGTGAAACAGGTTTTCACAGAAAACTTCAATCAACTATTAGCTATTGTGGAAGTACCGTTAAATAAAATCAGGAGTATACTTTCTGGCATTGGAGATAAATTTAATGGTATAAAAGCGAAAGCGGAAACCGTACTAAATAAAGTAAGTGGAAGCGGTATTAAAATTCCTGCGTTTGCAAGTGGTGGCTTCACGAATGGTCCATCTATTGCTGGCGAAGCTGGAACAGAAGCAATTATTTCTTTCGATTCAGCCTATCGGGATGAAAATATCGGTTATTGGGCGAAAGCGGGGGAAATGCTGGGTGTTGCGGTGAATAGCGGCGAGACACTATCTAATAGCACCATATCTAATAGCGTCAACATAGACGGCATTGCTTTTGCACCACAAATTACTGTTACAGGCGATGCGAACAAACAAGATATTATGGCAGCTATTGAAGCGGAGTTCCCTGAATTTACAGACCTATTAGAACGTTGGTTTCGTGAAAGGGGGCTTTTTGCGTATGCCAATTAATATTGCAGGATATGTAGAGTATCTGACAGCGCAAGGGGATACGTTTGATTTGTTGGCGCTTAGAAATTATGGAGAGGAACAACTGACAAGTATCCTTATTAAAGAAAATCCAGATTATGCGGATGTGTTAATTTTTGAACAAGGTGTTTTATTGAAAATTCCAGTCATTGAAAACGTGGAAACACCGGAAACACTGCCACCATGGAGGCGCTTAGCATGATTCAAGTCATTTTTGAAGGCGAGAACATCACAGACAACATTTCCATTAACGCTTGCGTCCATGACATGTTTGCGGAAAAACAGAGTGATACCTTATTGATTCGTTTTAATGACACGAATAATCTTTGGGACAAATGGAATCCAAAAGTAGGAAATGAGATAACCGTAAATTATGGAAACATCGGAACCGGAAAAATGTACGTATACGGCGCGTTACCAACCAATGGCCTTTATGAGTTGAAGGCAGCTTCCATGCCGCCTTCAGTGTATGAAGTAAAAAATAAGGCATGGCAGCAGATCAGTTTTTTTAAGATGGGTGCTGAAATTGCAGCAAATCATGGTCTAAGCTTTGCAAGCTACGGCGCGGAGGATTATTTATATCCGTATATTTTACAGGAAAATACAACTGATTTTTACTTTTTACAAAAGCGTTGCGAATTAGAAGGCTGCGCTTTTTTAGTTTATGACAATAAGTTGATTCTTTATTCCGAGCCCTATATGGAAAATCAACAACCAATGGAAACGCTTTCGATTGGTGTTGATGATGATTACCGTTACTGGGATGATACGGCAAGGCTTTATGGATCCTGCACCATTGAGCGGGGAAACTACCAGGGTAGCTTTGATGGGGGAAACGGTATGGCAAGGGTTTATACGCCAGAAGAAAAAATAACAGTTGGCAGCGCCATAGAAGCGGAGCGCTTTGCGAAAAATTTATTGCGTAGCAAGAACAAAAACGCAAAAAACGGCTATTTCCTTGGGCGTATTTTGCCAGAGTATGCAGCGGCTAGTGTATTAAAGCTGCAAAACGAACGAGCGCCTTCCTGGGACGGGAACATATTCCTGACCCATATTCGGAATGATTATGCCAAGGGATTGGCAAAAATATTTTTCCGCAAGCCATTGGAGGGATATTGATGGTAAAGAAAGGGCAAATTTCTTCTGTGAGTGGAGACGGCAAAACGGCTGTGGTTATTTTAGGAAATGCGCAAAATTCTGTGACGCCGCCGCTTACAGTACCGTTCTTTTTATGGGGGTGCTTGGCGGTAAATATGTCAGTTGCCTATGCTGATTTTGAAGATGGTACTGGCATTGTTTTAGCTAGGCTCGACGGAGAGTGGAACCACACACTTTACGAGCAAGTGAAGGTTGAAGGTGTGGCAGAAGTGACAGGATTTATAAAAGCTGCTGATTTAGCCACCGAAAAAGTACAAAGCTATAACGGTCACACGCACCAGGAAACAGGTTCCATAACAGCTACGCCGATATAAGGAGATATGATACATGGGAGTAATGGCAAAATGGGGACCAATGACCTTTGAGGTTGCACCACAAAAAATAACGTCTCTGACAGGCTTTAAAACATCATTTAAGTTAAAGTCTGACGCAAACAATGATACCAGCGGTACACCGCCGACCAACACAAGAGGACGGGAACTGGAGTCAGTGCAATTTAATGTGAAATATGTTCGGGCCGCAGGAACGGAACCGCGCTCACAGATGGGAACATGGCGCAGCCTGATTGGTAAGGTGCATGTGTTATATGTAGGAGGCAAAGCGTGGGGAGCAGCTAATTTCCAATTAGAAACAGTCGAACTGGCCAATGTCGTGTGGGATAGCAATGGGAATATGCTGGAAGCTGAGGTAGCAATTACGCTAACTGAATACACCAAGTCTACAAGCAAGAATAAGACGACGATAGCAAGCAAGCAGGCGGCATTATCGGCTAAGCCGAGCAGTGAACAAAAAGCAGCAAAGGCTCCATAAGGAGGTAATTTTTATACTGGCAAAAGGGAATGGCACACCAATGCAATGTGTGCAAAATCTATTTTCGATTGTTCGGGGCGAAGTGCCTTTTGAACGCGTAAAAGGTCTTGATGCAAAATTAGTAGATCAGCCGTATGCGGAAGCCAAAGACAGCTTAATAGAAGATGCAAAATGGCTGGTAGCTACATACGAGCCGCGTGTTAATGCAGAAAGTATTATGATTATTGCCACAGAAGCAGAGAACGGTGGATTTATGTTAAGCGCCTATATTCAAAATGCGGAATGAGGGAGAGCGCTATGACGGAAGAAATAAGTTTTTTACAGACTGATGCAAAAGAGATTTATAACGATGTCATAATCGGCCTGATGGATTTTGTGAATGAACCGCTTTATCCAGGAGATGAGCGGCGTATTTTTGGAGAAGCGTTAGCCTATGTTTTAACGGCTGTTTATAATGATTTGAATGATGCGGCAAAACAAAAAATGTTACGTTATGCCAGGGGGAATATACTAGACGCTTTAGGAGAGAGAGTAAACACGATGCGAGCGCTCCCGGCGGCTGCAAGCGATACTTTTCGCTTTTCCGTATCAGAGCCGAATCATAACAATATCATTATTCCGGTAGGAACCCGTATTACGCCAGACGGATCAGTTTACTTTGCAACGAAAAAGGTTGCGGTATTGCAAAGTGGTGATTTGTATGTAGATGTGGAAGCGGAATGCATGACGGCAGGCAGCGATTACAACAATCTTGTCGCTGGAAGCATCGGCACATTAGTTGACCTTATCCCCTATATCTCTGACGTTACGAATCTAAACGGCACCAGCGGAGGGGATAACGGGGAACCATATACGACAGAAGGCGATAATCATTATAGGGAGAGAATTCGATTAGCGCCAGCGGCCTTTTCTGTGGCAGGCCCGGAATCAGCTTACAGTTATTTTGCATTGTCTGCCGCCCCGGAAATTTCTGATGTATACATCGAAAATCCAGAAGGAAATTATATAAACATTTATGCGCTTATGGCAAACGGCGAAATCCCATCAGAAGAGGTATTACAAAAAATAGAGGCCAAACTGTCTGCTGATGATGTACGGCCAATGTGTGATGTTGTCAGTGTGTTTGCGCCAAGTCAGGTAGAATATGACATTGAAATCAAGTACTATTGCACCATTGATCACGAAAGTGATGCAGTGACTTTAGTAGAGACAGCAGGTGGGGCAATTGAACAGTATAATGCTTGGCAGGTAAAAGCACTAGGAAGAGACATCAATCCAGACCAGCTAAGAAGATATGTCCTATCAAGCGTAAAAGGGGAAATACCAGTGTTGCGTGTTGATATTATCCATCCGACATTTACGATCTTGACGAAAAAAGAGATCGCAAAATTTTCTGGAAATTTAAGTGTTACACATGAAATTGTGGAGGAATAGCCTTATGAATTTATATGATATTGAATTTGTAAAGCTGCTTCCTGGTTTTATGCGTGATGATTTAGCAGTAAAAGGGATGTCTGCAGGAACAGATAAGGTTATAAAAGCCTTTGAAGCTGCCAGAAAAACAATGACCGTATGGGATGCTGTTAACAGCATGACAGAAGGAGAACTGGACGAATTAGCTTGGGAATTAAATATTTTGTGGTACAACAAAGGGGCCAGTCTGGAAGCAAAACGAGAAATTATCTTAAATAGCGATAGGGTATATCGGAAGCTTGGAACAAAATGGGCGGTTGAGAACGTTATAACAACTTATTTTGGAGAAGGGCATATTTTTGAATGGTTTGAATATGACGGAGAGCCAGGCCATTTTAAAGTTTTAAGTGCTAATCCGACTATTACCAACGAAAAACTGTCTGAATTTTTAAATATCCTGCAAAAGGTAAAACGAGCCAGTGCGATTTTAGATGGAATTTTAATTACTTTAACTGGAAAAATGCGGTTCCATACAGGAATAGGATACCACGAAGCTTCCAATCAGCAAATCTGGCTGGGTGGAGCATGGAAAAAAGGGCTAAATGGCAAAGCACGGCTCTTTACAGGGCTGGGCTACTATGAATTATCGACAGTGCAGATTCCCATCGGCCAAAACTGGCAGAAAGGAGGCGAATGATTTGAGTGCATTTTATGACAATGATATTACAAATGATGGGCTATCTCTCCTGGCAGAAGTAGAGCTGGGGGCGGTGTTTGTTCCTACACGCATCGTAATGGGTTCCGGTGATCTTCCAGAGGGTAAGACAGCGCGCACAATGACAGATGTTGTGATGCCAGTATGCTCTATGGTGGTGACAAGAAAAAGCCAAAATGCAGATGGCAGCGTGGTGTTTGGCGCTAATTTCAGTAACAAAGATACCACAGAAGCGTTTTACTATAGAGAATTAGGGTTGTATGCCAAATGTATCCGACCAGATGGAACGGAAACAGCAGAGATACTTTATTCTTATGGAAATGCGCACCAAAACGCAGAATTAATACCGGCTTATGGGAGCAACACACTCTTAGAACGGCGCTTAGATTTAATCACTTACATTGGAAACGATGCGCAAGTAAAGCTAACATTATCCAGTAGTTTAAGCGTAGATCGAGAGACTTACGAAAAGGATATTGCAGCGATTCAAAGCGTTTTTGGTGATCTGTCGGCGTTATGTACACAGGATAAAAGCAGCATCGTGGCTGCCATCAATGCATTGAAACAAGAGCTTACAGCTAATATAGGAACATTCCTTGGTGATGATGGCACGAAATACCGTTGGGGCAAAGATGAGATCGGTGTTTACTATGAAGACGTTGTCGATCCCGATGCGCCAGCAGAAGTCGTGCTGCAACTTAGTGAAGGAGGTGACACAGGATACTATGCAGAAGTCGAGGGGCAAACCAAGCCTATCGAAAACGCAGTAGGCAGACAAGAAGAATTGACAGAAGGAAAAATATTGTTTGAACTTTTGGAAGAAGGGGAGGCGTGGAAATGACGCTAAAGAGAGCAGTATTGAAAGCGGATCTGGATGGAACCGTTATTCCAATTGCGCCGATCACAGTTACTGGCAACGTGTATCTAACCGACGAAAAGACCACTCTCACAGAAGAATTAGAGCGTATCTCGCAGGCAGCGGGAAAGCCCGCTACCATTGAAGAGATCACCGATGAAGAAATCAACCGTTTATTTGATTAAAAAAGGAGTTATGAAAAATGTCTAAATTTTTAAGTCTGGAAAAGCTGAGCACCTTAGTGCAGAATATTAAGGATAAATTTGTCGCCAAGGAAGCTGGAAAAGGCTTGTCTACCAACGATTATACCACTACAGAAAAAGAAAAACTGGCCGGTATTGCAGAGGGAGCCAATAACTACACCCATCCGGCGCATACAGCAAAGAACAGCGGTTTATACAAAGTAACCGTAGACGCACAGGGCCATGTAAGCGCCGCTACTGCCGCAACAAAAGAAGACATTACCGCGTTAGGCATCCCAGCGCAGGACACCACCTATAATGCGGCAACTGCCAGCGCGAATGGTCTGATGAGCAAGGCAGACAAAGCAAAACTTGATGCCTTTGGTGCAGCCAGCACCTATGCGAAAAAGTCTGATCTGACCAATGTATATAAATACAAAGGCAGTGTCAAGACGAAAGCGGACTTACCGACTGGTGCAACTGGTGGGGATGTTTACAACGTGGAAGCTGACGGCATGAACTATGGCTGGACAGGGGCAGCGTGGGACGCGTTGGGTGCAACCTTCACCATTGAAGAAATCACTGATGCTGAAATTAATGCGATGTTTGCATAATCTGGAATGTGGCGGGGACATTTTTCTCCGCCACATCGTTTAAGAAAGGGGTGTGAACATGCCGCTTTTAGGGAAATCCGGGTTAAACCTTTTTCTGAGTAACCTGAAAACATTTTTGAATAATAATTTTGCGGCAAAATCGCATACACACAGTGCTGCAACAACTAGCGCAAATGGCCTAATGAGTAAAACTGACAAAGCAAAACTGGATGGTATTGCAATAGGCGCTAATAAGTACACGCATCCAAGCCATACGGCGAAGAACAGCGGTTTATACAAAGTAACTGTAGACGCACAAGGCCATGTAAGCGCTGCTACTGCTGCAACGAAAGAAGATATTACTGCGTTGGGTATTCCAAGTACAAATACGACTTACGCTGCAATGAAGGGTGCAACAACAAGTGCTGCTGGTGCAACTGGTTTGGTTCCAGCTCCAGCAACAGGAGCGGCAAATCGTTATTTGCGTTCTGACGGTACATGGCAAGTACCGCCAAACACAACTTATGCTGCAATGAAAGGCGCTACGGCTGACGCTGCTGGTACTGCTGGGTTAGCGCCAGTACCAGCTAAAGGTGCTGCGAATAGATACCTTAGATCGGATGGCACTTGGCAAATACCTCCAAATACAATCTACGGTAACATGAAAGCCGCTACTGCTAGTGCGGCTGGTGGAGCTGGTTTAGTACCTGCTCCTGCGGCTGGTAAACAGGCATCGTTCTTACGTGGCGATGGCACTTGGGCAGTCCCGACCAATACCACATATAGTAATATGAAAGCTGCTACTGCCAGTGCAGCTGGTGGTGCTGGTCTGGTTCCTGCTCCTGCTGCTGGCAAGCAAACATCGTTTTTACGTGGTGATGGCACTTGGGCGGTTCCAACAAATACAACCTATAGTGTCGCCACCACAACAAAAAATGGCTTAATGAGCGCGGCAGATAAGGTAAAGCTGGACAAGATTGCATATATCCTTGGAATTGATGATACTGGTGTGTATGTAGAAAGCGTATAAGGAGGGAAACACATGTCAAGAGAATACATTGCGGATAAAGACACCCTTGATGTTGTGAACAACAAAGTAGGTACCAGCGGTGATGCGGAATCATCTACACCAACTACATTGTTTGCAGGAATTAAATATGCAATCAAAGGAATCCTTGAATTAAAAAACTTGCTCAGTGATGGTAAAACTTTAGTTGCCAATGCCATCACTGGAAAAGGCGTTGCAACGGCAGCCAATGCAGCTTTTGCAACGATGGCAACGAATATTGGGAAGATTTCCACATTGGCCGCGGATACATCAGATGCAAATGCTACAGCGGCACAGATATTGAAGGATAAGACAGCTTATGTGAAAGGCGTAAAGGTCACAGGGACAATCCCTAGCAAAGCGGCAGCTACAATAACACCAGGGACAACGGATCAGGTGATTGCAGCAGGTCAATATCTTGCTGGCAAGCAGACAATCAAGGGCAGTGCGAACCTAAAGGCAGAGAACATCAAACAGGGTGTTGACATAATGGGCGTTATAGGGAGCTGTATGGAAAAGACTGTCCCAACAAAAATCTATGCTGAAAGTGGTCGAGATGGAACCTACGATATAGGCTTTATTCCTAGTGTTATCTTTATATCGAACAATGCGAATGTACAAGACTTTACGCTTTACTATAACGGTAAACGCGGATTTTATACTTCGAACATGTTCTTAGCATTTAGCGATTGTAAGCTAAATACGCGCTATTTAATTGCTTACGATGGCGATGGATATGTCACATTTTCAAACAATTACCAGAAGATAACTATTGATGGAACTGAGAACAAAAGTATGAAACATTATATTTATGCAATGTAATATCTTCGATAACGGCATAAACATTGTGTTAGGCAAAGAAACGATAACGATTAGCAGGTGTGATTCTGCCGAGTATTACCCCCATGCATCCACAAAGAAATCTTTGTAAGTGCCTACTACAAATTCAAAGGTTTTGTAGTTGTTGGACATCATGAAATATTCTTTTGTATCATCGTATTGGATATCTGTATATTTTTTGTTCAATTGTGGTGTTGATATTACTTTATCAGAATTTCCATACATGTTTGTTCTATAATGATATAGCATGAGATGGTTTGGGATAATAATGCGTATTCCCCCTTCATCAGGCGTTACGAGTATAATTCTGGGCGTTCTATTAAATGTAAATTTTGCACCTCTGTAGCTTCCACCTGGTGATAAGGCACTTCCATTTACACCTGTATATCCGATTGTACCTGAACCAGGGCATGAACAACTCATCAAGCCAGAATAGTTTGATGGGATAAGCATTCCAACATCCAAACTCCCTATAACGCCCATTAAGTAAACTTGGTTGGGGTTTGGCAGTAGAAAATTTTATGGAGTTTCGTTTTGGAAGAATATGAAGCGTTGACAATCGTAAGAAAATGTACAAAGAGAGTTGCCAATTAAGCATTGACGGTATTCTCTAAGCTAAATTACAGTAAGATATGGAAAATCACAAGTTCCGTCTATGTAAGGAAAGGAGATTATTTAAATGAAAATTACCAGAAAAATCCACCGGGGGGGGGGTACTGCGATTAGTCGCAGAATCCCATAACAAAGCGGGTTTAGGGGGTGTCTTGCATGTCTAAAATTTATATAGCAGATAAAGACACCCTTGATGCCGTGAACAACAAAGTAGGTGCCAGCAGTGATGCAGAATCATCTACACCAGCTACATTGTTTGCAGGAATTAAATATGCAATCAAAGGAATCCTTGAATTAAAAAACTTGCTCAGTGATGGTAAAACTTTAGTTGCCAATGCCATCACTGGAAAAGGCGTTGCGACGGCAGCCAATGCAGCCTTTGCAACGATGGCAACGAATATTGGGAAGATTTCCACATTGGCCGCGGATACAGCAGATGCAAATGCTACAGCGGCACAAATACTGAAAGATAAGACAGCCTACGTGAAAGGCGTAAAGGTCACAGGGACAATCCCTAGCAAGGCGGCAGCTACAATAACACCAGGGACAACGGATCAGGTGATTGCAGCAGGTCAATATCTTGCTGGCAAGCAGACAATCAAGGGTAGTGTGAACCTGAAAGCAGAGAACATCAAGAGTGGAGTAAATATTTTTGGAATAGTCGGAAATGTTTCTAGTTTGAATGAAATGAAAATAGGAAGGACAAAAACCTCCGACCCTTATTATAGCGTATTTATAAATAGTGCAGCGGCAAATATGGGTACATTGACTCTTAACGATATGAAAATGACTGCGGTGAAAACGCCAAGTATGTATGAGTACGGATATTATGATAAAATAGTTGGATTTCCGACTACAACATTCTTGATTATATGGGATACTATATGGATTTGGGATCTTAGAAAAGACATAGTTTATTATCTTTATCATCCAGATGATGGTGATCCATATGTATTAACTAAGAGTACGCCAAACCATGTATACAAACCCAATAATTATTGCACGATTAAATTTGACACATCTAGTGGTTCTTTGACAGCAGCAAGCAGCAACCTTAATGGAAATAATGGTTTAACTGCATCTGGTAAGGATATAGTGTGGTTTTATTAGCTTATAATCTGACAATCGTAAGATTAATAATGAAACAACCGCTACAAACTTGAGGAAGTTTTGGCGGTTGGTCATTTCCTGAAAAGAAGGTGATGTCTTATGGTAATGTGGACAGAACTATTTACGTTTGTTTGGTACTGATAGGCATAGCTTCCTTGTTTCGCAACAAGTAGAAGGCAATAAAAAACGCCGCCCTAGCCGGATGGCAAAACCCTAAAATCTAGGACTGACCGCCTCGCTAAAAGCGGCAACTCCTTTGTTATTTATATCCTACCACAGTAAAATCTATTCATCAAGCACTTTGCAAATTGCAGAGTGCTTTTTTGATGCCTGAAAGGAGGTGATTACGGCAATGGAGTGGATTGCTAGCCTGCTGGCCTATGCAGGGATCCCGACCGCAACGATTGGATTTGGCGTATGGTGGCTGCAACAAAAGATTGAGCGCCGGGAGGTAGAGGACGGGAAAAAGCGGGAGGCACGCCAGCGGGAACTTGATGAGCGAGAAAGAGCACGGGAAAAAAGTGAACTTTACATGGTAAGAAGCATTGGCGCAGCAATGGCGCTATGTGAGGCCACAGCAAAGGCGGTGCAGCGGATCCCAGATGCACATTGTAATGGCGATATGCATGCCGCCTTAGAGTATGCGGCCAAGGTAAAGCATGAGCAGAAAGACTTTTTGAACGAGCAAGCATTAAAAAATTTATATTAATCAAAGGAGAGAATGAAAATGACAACAATCAAACACAACAAATATGACAACGCGGGGAAAGTAATCGGTACTTTTGATGTAGAGGTAAAACCATCCAACGAGACAGAAACGGACATTTATATCACCAATGAATTTTTGCAGAATACTGCCAAACGGATGCATAACGGCAATTGCACTGACAGCAACTATGCTGGCTATGAAAAAGCAGTATGGTACAAGCCAGATATCGGGGAACCGATTAGAATTAAACGGATGGAATGCAAAAAGCGCGGGGAAAAACTGGACGTTGTTTTCACTCGTGTTGACGGCAAGAAAATCTATATTACGCTGTAGTCAATTTTGGGGCGCTGGCATTCGTCGGCGTCCTTTCCTCTTGGGGGAGGTGAATCAAATGGATAAAAAAGCAGTAAATTGGCTGAAAGCAGCCGGAGTAAGAGCCGTGAAAACAGTAGCACAGACAGCGGTAGCCACTATTGGCACAGCGGCTGTGATGGCCGAGGTAAATTGGATGATGGTAGGCAGCGCCGCCCTATTAGCAGGCGTTTTATCTCTGCTCACATCGGTGGCGGGTTTGCCTGAATTGTCCGACAAAGAATAATTGCAGAACATGCGATTGTGTGATAGAATAAAAAGCAGAGAGCGACCATAACGGTAGGCGGTTTCCTCCCCATGAGGGGAGGTGATAATATGACAATTGAACTCTATATGGCAATGATCGCCACATTGAATTGCATTGTTGATATTATCGCCTTGATACGAAAGTAGCAAGGTTCATCAAGTCATAAAAAAATGACTACCCGCCTTAATCCCTGAGAAGATGGGCGGATAGTCTGCCTATGAGGGGAGCAAACCGTTTGCTGACGTGTTAGAGCACGTCATGGTCACTCTCTTTTCTATGTATATCCTACCACAGTAAAATCTATTCGTCAAGCGCTTGCCAGCCGGTGGGCGCTATTTTTATACAAAAAGGACGTGAAGACAGTGTCTATTCAAAAAGATGGGGATAATCTTATTTTATCCACCGCGCCAGATCGCGTATTTTTTGCCGATCTGAAAAACAAGCAAGCTTGTCAAAACTATACCAATTGCATCAGCGGCACGTTTCAGTATGCAGACAAGGTGTGTTCCATTTTAGTGGCAGGCGGCAAGGTAGTCAACAATAGTAGCGCGCATGGTTGGCTAGGTTATCCAGATAGCTGCTTGATCTACTACAAAGACGGCACCTTTGCAGTGAAACGTTTCGTATCTATTCCAGCCCATGAGTTAGAAAACGTGCAGTGGGCCATTTCTGGCGTTGGGCTATTAAATATGTACGATCCAGCAGTAGAAGGGTATGCTCAATTCACAAAAGGTGGGAAGCAGTACGATTATAGCGATGTGCTACGGAAAACCAATCACACTGTGATCGGCGTGAAGGCAGGCCAGGTGTATGGGCTATATTTGACCGGAATGACCGCCGCGAAAGTAAACGCATATTGT